CAAATTGTTGGATATAAAAAACAAGCAGAAATTGATTCTTTATTATTACAACATAAAGATTTTCAAATTGGACTTTTAGATGAAAGGAGTAAATTATATGAAGAACAAGTTAAACTTGTTAAACCAAAATGGTATGAGAGTAAATATATTTATTGGATTCAAGGTTCTGCTATAATTTTAATAGGGTCATGGGTAAGTAGTAATGTCAGATAATTTACAAAAAGGACAGTTAAAACAAGTAATTCGTTCAGAATTTCTAAAATGTGCAAAAAGTCCTGCATATTTTATGAAGAAGTATTGTCAAATTCAACATCCGATGAGAGGGAAAATCCCATTTAGTTTATACGATTTTCAAGAAAAAGTTTTAGATGATTTTGTTGAACATGATTATAATATTATATTAAAAGCAAGACAACTTGGCATATCAACATTAGTTGCTGGTTATTCAATATGGTTGGCGTTATTTCATAGTGATAAAAATGTTCTTGTTATTGCCACCAAACAAGACACTGCTAAAAATTTAGTTACTAAAGTTAGAGTTATGTATTCTGAATTACCAAGTTGGTTAAAGGTAAAGTGTGTTGAAGATAATAAATTAAATTTAAGATTTGTTAATGGTTCACAAGTAAAGGCAGTTTCTTCTACTGAAGAAGCAGGTCGTTCAGAAGCGTTATCATTATTAATACTTGATGAGGCTGCTTTTATTGAAAAGATAGATACTATATGGACTGCTGCGCAACAGACATTAGCAACTGGTGGTAGATGTCTTATACTTTCTACACCAAACGGAGTTGGTAATTTCTTTCATAAAACTTGGGTTGATGCGGAAAGTGGAGCAAATAACTTCAATTTTGTTAAATTACATTGGTCAGTACATCCAGATAGAGATCAAGAATGGAGAGATGAACAAGATAGATTGTTAGGACCTTCATTAGCTGCTCAAGAATGTGATACAGATTTTATTACTTCTGGTCAAACTGTAGTAGATGGTATTATATTAGAAGAATATAGAGAAAAACATTGTATTGATCCAGTTGAAAAGAGAGGATTTGATGCAAATTTATGGGTGTGGCAACAACCAAATTATACCAAAGATTATATAGTTTGTGCAGATGTTAGTAGAGGAGATGGGACTGATTATTCTGCATTTCATGTTATTGAAGTAGAAAGTATGGAACAAGTTGCCGAATATAAAGGAAAGATATCCACAAGAGATTTTGGTAATTTATGTATGAATACTGCAACAGAATACAATGATGCATTATTAGTGATAGAAAATAATAACATTGGATGGGCAGCTATTCAACAAGTTATAGATAGAGGATATCAAAAATTATTTTACGCAAGTAAAGATTTACAATATGTAGATACACAACATCAAATAAATAATAAACATAGAGCAGATGATAGAAAAATGGTTCCAGGATTTTCAATAACAATGAAAACAAGACCATTAGTAATTGCTAAACTTGAAGAGTTTTTTAGAGAAAAACTTATAACAGTACATTCAAATAGATTGATTGATGAATTATTTGTATTTATATATAATGGACCCCGTGCGGAAGCTATGTCAGGATATAATGATGATCTTGTAATGAGTTTGGCAGTTGGTTTATGGGTTCGTGAAACTGCTCTCCGTTTGAGAACTGAGGGAATTGAACTTACTAAAAAAGCGATAAATTCTATGGCAACAACAGAACCATTTTATACATTAGAAGATACAAAAGAAGATGTGTGGAATTGGGAAGTTGATGGTAAAAAAGAATCATTATCATGGTTAATAAAATAAAGAGGTAAAAAATGGCTGAATTAAACGTATTTAAAAGATTAAAAAGACTATTTTCAACACAGGTTATAGTTCGTAACGTAGGAGGCAGAAAATTAAAAATTGCTGATACAGAACATGCTCAAACTGTTTCTAGAAGGTATATGGCAGATAGGTTTAGTAGACTGTACAGTAATATGGGCGGAACAACTGCTAGAGCAGAATCAGAATTTAAGGCTGTACAAAGACTTGGATTATTTAGAGATTATGAAGAAATGGATGCTGATTCAATTATAGCATCTGCACTTGACATTTATTCAGATGAATCTACAATGAAATCTGAATATGGTAAAGTTTTAGAGATTGAAACTGAAGATGATAATATTCACGATATTCTACAAAATCTTTTTTATGATATATTGAATATTGAATTTAATTTGTGGTCTTGGGTTAGAAGTTTGTGTAAGTATGGGGACTTCTTTCTATATTTAGATATAAATGAAAAATATGGTATTACTAATGTAGTTCCATTATCTGCTTATGATCTTACAAGACTTGAAGGTGAAGATCCAGAAAATCCTTACTATGTTAAATTTCAAGTAGAAGGGCAAGATAATCGTTTTTCAATGTCCTATGCACAAAAAGAATTTGAAAATTATGAGATAGCTCATTTTAGAATGTTAGCCGATAGTAATTATTTACCATATGGTAGGGCTATGATTGAACCAGCTCGTAAAGTTTGGAAACAGTTAATGTTGATGGAAGATGCAATGTTAATTCATAGAATTATGAGAGCACCAGAAAAAAGAGTTTTTAAGGTTGATATTGGAAATATACCACCTGCTGAAGTTGATAATTTTATGCAAAAGCTAATTAGTAAAATGAAGAAAGCACCATATATGGATAATACTACCGGTGAATACAATCTTAGATATAATATGCAAAATCTCACAGAGGATTTCTTTTTACCTGTACGTGGTGGAGATAGTGGAACAGAAATAGATAATCTTAGTGGTCTTGAGTTTGATGCAGTTGATGATATTGAATATCTTAGAAATAAAATGTTAGGTTCGCTAAAAGTTCCGAAGGCATTTCTTGGATATGAAGAACAAATTGAAGGTAAAGCAACATTAGCTGCTGAAGATGTTCGATTTGCTAGAACTGTTGAAAGAATACAACGAATAGTAGTTTCTGAACTAACAAAAATTGCAATTGTTCATTTGTTTGCACAAGGTTATAGAGATCAAGAGTTAGTTAATTTTGATTTGAAGTTAACTAATCCTTCAACTATATATGAACAAGAAAAAGTTGAATTGTGGAGTAATAAAGTTAGTTTGGCATCATCAATTGTTACGGATGGATTATTATCCACAGATTGGATTTATAAGAATGTTTTTAAATTTACTGATGAACAAATAAAAGAAATGGATGAACAGATTATATTTGATTATAAAACTAAATATAGAAGAGGTCAAATTGAAGGTGAGGGTGTTGACCCAGCAAAAGAGCAAGAAAAAACAGATGCTCCAGAAATGGGAAGAACTGGTAAAGAATTAAGTGGTAAAGTAGGACGACCAAAAGAAGGATCTAAATATTCAAAGGATGGTTCGGCTAGAGGTAGAGATCCAATTGGAAAGCATGATAGATCTGTATCTGTAAAGAATCCAGATCGTTCTATTAAACATACTTACAAAGGTGCAAGTCCTTTAGCATTAGCACATTACAAGTCATTAAAAAAATCATTAGGTAAAATTTCTAATGATGACAAAAAGATTTTAATTGAAACTGCAGAGGTAGAAAAAGAATATAAAGATGAGGTTAGTTCAAATGGAAATAACTAATTATTTAGAAGTTTTATATTTATAAATGAGTAATAGTATTGGAGAATTGGAGCATTTAAATGAATAAAATAAAGCATTCTAAAATTAAGAACACTGGCATACTTTTTGAATTATTAACACGTCAAATAACAGTAGATATTTTAAACGGAAATAATTCTGGTGCAGTTGTTCTACTTAAAAAGTACTTTTCTGAAAAGACTGAACTTGGAAAGGAATATAAATTGTATGAATTTTTGCTTAAATCANCTTATAAGTCAGAGAATAAAGCAAATAGNTTGATTGATGCGGTAATATCTGCAAGACAAAAACTGCATAATTCAGTTTTAAGACGTGAAAAGTATAATCTTATTAAAGAAATTAAAGAAAAGTATGATGTAACCGAGTTTTTTAAATCAAAACTGCCAAATTATAAAGCATTTGCATCAATTTATAAAGTATTACAATCAGAAAGTACTCCAGAAAAATTTAATCCAAAAGAAACAACTGATAGTAGATATTCTATAGTAGAACATATTGTTGGAAAAAAGGTAATTGCTAATAAAAAGTCTGAAAAATTAGTTGAAAATTATAAAAAACAAGATAAAGATTTACGATTGCTTTCATATAAAATACTTGTTGATAAATTTAACAGTAAATATAAATCATTAAATGCTTCACAGAAAAATTTACTTAAAGAGTATATAAATAATATTTCTAATACTAATTCATTGAAAGAGTTTATTGGTAATGAAGGCAAGAAAGTTAAGAAGATTTTAGCAAAATATGTATCTAAAGTGGATGATAAAATTACTAAAATTAAGTTAAATGAAGCTGTAAATCAAGTAGATACTTTAACAAAAGGTAGATTTATAAAAGACAAACAGGTTATTTCTTTAATGAGATATTATGAACTTATAAAGGAGATACGAAGTGTCATTAAAAGAGTTTAGAAAGTTAATTAGGAAGTATATCGAAGAAGAATTAAACGAAGCTTCTGTAACTGCTAATATAGATGGTGGGGAAGGTCCACCTCAAACCCCGTATGCTTTTCGTAAAAAGAAGGATGAGGAAGAAGAAAGTGGATTTCAAGATGGTCATATAAATCCAGGAACAGGAACTACTTTTGAAAAGGTTAAAAAACACGAACATAAAGTTTATGGTGTGAAAACTAAAAAATATAAACCATTAGGTGAAGGTAGGTATCATGATTTTCGTAACGATGATACAAAAACACCAAAACAAAAAATTGGTATGGCAATGAGAGAAACTCGTGATAGTCTTACAGAGTTAGAAAGAATTGTTAAAATGAATGTAAAGTTAAAAAATGAATTAAATGTTGATTCAAGGTCATATTGGAAAAATACACATAAGGCATTAAGTAGAATTAGTGAACGATTAGTTAAATTGGCCAATAAAGTAGGTCAATTACAATAATGATTAAGTTAAAA